ATAAAACTATCAATCATAGGTTCATCCTTAACGTAATTTTTTCCTCTACGTTGAAGCATATTTTTTAAACGATTGATTTTATCATTACATCGAAGCCAAATACCTGTAATCGAAAGGTGAATATCTTCTTCTTTGTCTAAAGTAGAACCTAAAGCAATATTTTGAAGACCATAATCCATCATTTTACTAGCAAACAATTCATATTGTTCTCTTTGAACTTGTTGAAATTCAGCTGCTAGTTCTGGGTGTTTTTGCTCAAAATCTGTAACTGCTTTATGATTTCCGTAACCTACTTGTTCTTCCATTATAATTTTTTTAATAACTTATCTTGTTCTTTTTGATCAACTCCCATTTCCCATAAAATAGTTCGAACACCTGGTTCTCGAATTATATCAATGTAGTGGTCGGCTTCACCTAAACTACATTCATAATAATTTGCTATATATTCTACAATTTCTTTGGGTTTTGTTTTATTTTTTGATTTGGTATATTTTAAAAAAACATTTTTCTTGGGAATCATTTGACAATAAATGGTATAAAATTTTTGCTTTTCAGTTAACGGGATTTTTTGGACTAGATTTACAAGATCAATGTAATCTTTGTCCATTGATAAATACCGATTAATCATAAAAACATTGAAAGACTCGCGGTCTTTCTCAGAAAATTTATCCCAAGATGTTTTTTTTAATGTAATTTCTTTTAACCAATCAAAGATTGTCATACTCATCTTTAATATCGCCTGGTAGTGTTTCTTTAAGAAGTTTACCTGTAACTACGTCATAGAAAACTGGAATGGGGATAAGCGCATCTTGAGCTGTACCGACAGCAAATTTTGAGGCTTTTCTTAAAATAATCCCTTCTGCAAAGATGACATTACCATCGTCACTTTTAACAATTTCAGTATTTTTTAAATTGATGTTCAATTTAGGTTGTTCAGTTTTCATTATTGTTTTGTTTTTGTTGTTTATAATCTAAAATAAATCCTATTGCTACTATAATATTCATACCTATACTCATAATGATTTCGTGTATGTCTTCATATATAGATGTCATTAAGTGAACGTGTCCTACCATCCAAAATGGTACGGAAAGATTTTGACTAATCCAAATTATAGTAAACTTTAGAAAATTTTTCATTTGTATTCTTTTTTTAAAGTCAAAATAGGATTCCAATAATCTTTCTTAGCGGGCATAAAATAACCATTAGATCTTGGGGGATCAACCTTAACAAAAGAAAAATTTATATCAAATTTATCAAATCTTTCAGGTATAGCCGGTCCTTTATAATAAAATTCAGGAACTGGGCTTTGGATTACCTTTTGAAGGGGTGAATAGGGATAAGTAAAAATTTCATCTGCTGAAGTAGGATTATTAAAAAATGAATAAATCCCTTCTGGTTTAAGAATATTCGGAACAATTTCATCAAATGGGATTTGGTTATCTTCCCAAGTATCAAAATAAATTCCATCATATTTAGGCAATTTGTCTACAACATTTTGCCATTTATCAAAGATTAAAATAACATTTGGTTTTTTATCCCAACCATCTGCTATCATCTTTTTTTGAACATCAGGATGACCCTCAATAATAGTATGAGTATTAATAGGGTATTGTTGAATGTATGAGTCTATAATACCCATACCAAAACCCACATTTAATACATCCCCCCCATTTTTACAAAGATAGTAAGCAGCTTGCCCCATTACAGGCCGCTCCCACTCCATCATAACATTTTTATTATTTTCGTCTAATAAAACATCATTGGAGTACTTTAATTTCTGTTCAAAATAGGGTTTTATCACTTTCTTTTAAAAAACAAATTTATTTCGTGACCTTCTGTTTGCACAAAAGAATCAGTAATACTAAAACCATTTTCATTTAAAAATGGAATAGCATCTTCTACTCTATTTTGAGTGTTTTTATAAATATCTAAACCACACCCAACTTCTAAAACCCCAGCTTGAACCATATGAAGTTTATTCTTCAAACTTTTCAATACGTTAATATCATTGCCTTGGGCATCAATATGTAAGTAATCAATCCTATTGATATTATATAAAGTAATAAAATCATATAAAGTAATAGTAGGAACCAGATATGAATGGTTAGTTTCCATATCACCTCTATAAAAATCTGGTTCTTCAGGTATCCATTTCCCGCCTCTTAAATTTTCATAATCAAATTCAAATAGACTACTACTCCCCCAATCGTAACCAATTGAAACATTAAAATTTTTAAATGTATTTTCAAGATCAATTGCAAATGGAAAGATATGTACTTTTGGATTAAATTTATATTTTTCACACAATTCAGAGTATAATTCGTGAATGGGTTCGAAAGCAAATACTCTATCAAATTGGTCTATAAATCTATCGGTATCTGTTCCTCTATTGGCTCCTACTTCAATACAAGTTGTCATTATAAAATTTCAATTATCTTAGCTATACAAGCCATTATATTTATTTCTTTATCTATTCTAAAGTTAGCGTGATATTGGTATTCTTCAAGAATAATGGTTACCAAACCTTCCTTCCCACTAGCAAATTCTGAAGCTCTATTATAAAGTGCCTTAAATAATTCATCATAATCATTAATATTTGAATCAGCCAATATTTGACGGATATTTTTCCAGTTTTTACCGGTTTTTAATTCGTTTATAACGTGTTCAACATAATTTTTTGATACAAGTATTGATTGATCTAAAACCAGTTTATTATCAATTGTAGATAATTGGGCCGTACCTAAAATTTTACGAATATCTGGGTAATATTGTTTGACAATAGGACCTAGTGTTTCTTTAGTCCATTCAATTCCTTCTTTATCTAAAATACCTGCTATATGAGCAGCTACTTCTTTAAGTGAGGGTGGAATAATTTTAACTACCTGGCAACGTGATTGGAGAGGGTCAATAACACGTTCAATAAAGTTACAAGTTAAAATAAATCTAGTACTTCTTGAATATGTTTCAATAATGCTACGAAGAGATGCTTGGGCTTGAATTGTCAAGAAGTCTGCTTCATCCAGAATAATAATTTTGATAGGCGAAAATGAAGCCGCTGCAGCAAACCCTGATACTTTGTCTCTAATTGTTTCAATTCCTCTTTCGTCTGAGGCATTGATGTAAAGATGACTACAATCGAGGTTATTAACAATGAGCTTAGCAAGAGTAGTTTTGCCGGTTCCTGCGGGTCCATAGAATATAAGATTTTGAATGTCGTTCTGTTCTAAATATTTAGAAATTGTCAGTTTGACATTCTCATTTCCTACATACTCATCAAGATTTTTACTTCTATATTTTTCTACTAATAAAGTATGTTCTTTATTGAAAGTCACCATATAGATCGTATTTCTTAGGTTCTGGTTTTGGGATTTCTATTTCTTCAGTTGTAATAACATACAACTTTCCCTTTAAGGGCTCAAGTCTAAATGCTTGAGGTTTTGTAGTTGCTTGTTGATACCAAGCATTTAAAACCTCAGTTAATGATTCATAAACTTTCTCACCGCCAAGGAGTTTCCACCTGTCACCAGGTGGAACTCGCTCAGCAATTTGAATGTTTTTTTCTACTTCTTGAGTTTTCATTAGAACATACCTCCCATTCCACCCATTGGATCCGATTCTTTCTTATCCTCTGGGTTATCAACTACAACACACTCGGTAAGTAATACTGTGCCTGCTACTGAAGCTGCGTTTTCAAGTGCAGTTCGAGTTACTTTAGCTGGGTCAATGATACCTGCTTCTTTCATATCGATAATCATTCCTGTTTTCACATCGTGACCTTCCCAAACAGATTCATTAGTGGTATAATTCATAGCAAGCATTTGTGCTTTAATAGCATCATAACCAGCATTTACAAGAATTTGTTCAAAGGGCTTACCACAAGCTTGGTATACAATTTTAGAACCAATATTAGAATCTTCAATTGCTTCACGAGCATAAAGTAAAGCAGCACCACCACCTGGAACAATACCTTCTTCCATTGCAGCTTTAGTAGCGTGCAAAGCGTCTTCAACTCGATCTTTCTTTTCTTTAATTTCGGTTTCAGTATAACCACCAACGTTAATGATAGCTACTCCACCTACAAATTTAGCTAAACGCTCTTGAAGTTTTTCAGCTTCATAAGGTGTTTTTGATGTTTCAATTTGCTTCTGGAGTTCGTCAATTCGATCACTAATCTTAGTTTCATCACCCTTACCATCAATAATGGTTGTATTATCTTTAGTAATAGTTACTCCTCTGGCAGATCCAAACCAGTCCCAGCTAAATTTGTCAAGTTTCATACCCTTATCAGTGCTGAATACTTCACCTCCTGTAAGAATAGCAATATCTTCAAGGATTAATTTACGGCGATCACCAAAATCAGGAGCTTTAACAGCAGCAACTTTAATAGTACCTCGTGCTTTGTTTACGATCAGTGTAGCAAGTGCTTCACCTTCAATATCTTCAGCAATAATGAGTAAAGGTCGATTACCTTGTGATACTGCTTCAAGAATTTTAAGTAAATCATTTACTTGGGTAAATCTTTTATCAGCAATTAGAATAAAAGGATTCTCTAAGTAACAAGACATTGTACTATTATCAGTTACAAAGTAGTGTGACTTATAACCACGATCAAATTGCATACCTTCTACTGTTTCAAGATAGGTTTCTTCTGAATTGGATTCTTCAATTGTTACTACACCTTCACGGCCTACTTTTTGCATAGCAGTAGCAATCAATTTACCTACTTCAGGGTCATTATTTGCTGAGATAGTGGCAATTTGTTCAAGTTGATCTTCTGATGAAATGTCTTCAGCGTTAGAACGAAGAAGGTGAGTTACTTGTTTAACAGCAGTATCAATCCCACGTTTAATTTCAACTGCATTAGCACCATTATTAAGATGTGAAAGACCAGCTTTTACCATTTCACGAGCCAACAACGTAGAAGTTGTAGTGCCATCACCAGCTCCGTCAGCAGTTTTAATAGCTGCCTGTTTGACCATAGTACATCCTACTTCTTCTACATTATCTGATAGAGAAATAGATTTAGCTACAGTTACACCATCTTTAGTTGATTGTACTTGACCCATTTCATTAACGATTACTACGTTACGACCATTTGGGCCAAGTGTTGCTACTACAGCATCTGCTAATTTATTAATACCCGAAACTAATTTATTACGACCTTCGGAACCAAATTCTATAACTTTACTCATTTTTTATTTATTAATTTTTGCTAAAATATCATTTTCTTTACCAATCCAGTACTCTTCACCTTCATATTCAAACTTAGTGAAGCCCAAAGCAGGAAGAACAACAATATCACCTACTTGAAGGATTGTAGAAACAAATTTTCCATATCCTGAAATAAATCCTTTACCAACAGAAATGACTTCAGCGGTTTTATTCTTTTCACTGCCTAAATCAGGAACAACGATGTTACCATATTTAGTTTCTTCAACTTCAATGGGTTTTACTATAATAGCATTAAATAGAGCTTCTAATTTCATATTGTGGGTAAGGAATTTAATTTATTTATAACTTCTTTATATTCTGAGATGTACTCATTTACTGATTCATAACTTTTACCATTCATTTGATTTTTAGCGATAGCTCTAAGAGCAGAATCAAAATTTGAGTAAAAACCAATTGTGCTTTGATATTCTTTACCAGATTCTTGAGAAACAATCATTTTATGCACCGCATAACAATAATCATCTAATTGGATAAAGAAAGGATCTAGTTTGGGATCTTTTATATACCTTATTCCCTCAGGTAGTTTAGTATCACTCATAAAAATTCAATTATAACCAAATATACGAAAAATTCTTTAAAATGGCACGCTAAGTTAGCGAGCTTTCATAAATATTATTGAGGGGCTTTTCTTAAAATATAATAAGTTGATTCACATTTTTCGTTTTCAAAATGTAATTTTAATAAACCTTGTGTATTCAAATAAAGTTGAGCATTATCAAAATCTTTATTATTATTTAAAATAGATTTTAAGGTTTCACTATCAAATGGTAAAGAAAAATCTCCCATAATGCCTTCTAAATCTACTTCAGGTATAATATATGAAATTCGGTTAGAGTGGTTTGAACTTTCACCAAAAATCAATTCGAAAACCTGATCATTATCAAAATTTTTACCAATATTGAAAATAACATTATTACTTTCTAAAGCTGATTTAGCTTTAATAATATTATCAACAATTTCTTTGGTTAAATCACATTGAATTTGGTATTCAAAATCTCCTTTTAGTTTTTTAGGTTCTTTGAATTGATTAAGTAAAATATCACCTAAAGGAAATTCTAAAGTATAATTAGTATCAGCTAATGTAATTTTTGTATAAGTTTTATTAGTTTTTTGTAACTTAATATCAATTAAGCCCGTAGTAATAGCTAATAACTTATTTAACTTGCTTGTATCTAAAATACCAATCTCACTATCTTCTAAAGGAAAGTTTTTATAAACTACATTTCCAATAGCTTCTTCAGATGGTGTATTAAAATCAATATTTAAAGTATTATCTGAGGTAATCCACCTAACAGATTCTACTAAACCATTTAAAAAATATTTAGATATAACGGATTGTAAATCGCTTTTTTGGATCATTTTTGTAGTTTTTCATCAATAACAAACAAACTGGAAATAGTTTCTTCAGGGCTTCTTGTTAAATCATAAATAGGATCCTCAAGATTAGGCCCAAATATAATATCCCTAGCAATATCCTTGTCAGTCATATCGTGGGGTGGTTTTGGGTGCCACCAATTATAATACTGGATATCTGCTTTATGAGTAAAAATATCTGTTCGATTGGGTTCAGATAAGTCTCGACAAATATTATAACCCATATAATTTGGTCTCAAAACAACACTAGGCATTTTAGTGTAAAAATTAAGTGTTGGGAAGCTAGGGGCTAAAGAATCAGCATATTCAGATTCAATATTAGCTTTACAATTAAATTTTTCAGAATATTCTTTTACGACAGTACACCAAGAAAAATGTGTTGCAATATCTTCACCTCCTAATAGGTAAAAATTAGTAGTTTTACCATATCTTTGGTTTTCTATCTCATCAATTACAAGAGCTTGACCATCAATGTATTCATATACAACAAATTTAGTTGGTCGATACCACATTGGCCCTGTGGTAAAAGATTCATTATTTTTTAATCTAAATGAAGTGTAGTAACCCCATAGATTTTTTCTTTTAGCTAAAACTAATATAAAAATGTCTTTTTCTGGATCACATTTACAATTAGCCACAATTCCCTTCTGAGAACCATTAAAATCAATCGTTACTTTCGTCTTCATTTTTTTCTATTTTACTATATATACCATATTCCGTAACTAAATAATCAACTACACCATCATCAAGATGTTTAAATACTTGATCTGGATAAACATTAATAGGTTCTCCGTGAGCATTAAATGATGTATTCAATAATACTGGAATTCCTGATATTTTATTGTATTCATTTAAAATATTCCAGAATACGCTGTTACTATGTTTTCTAACAATTTGTGGTCGTCCTGTATTATCTACTCTGTGAATTACAGCTGGGATTTTTTCAATCCATTCATCTTTACAAGTATAACAGATTGTCATAAATTCAGCAGTATGTTCAGAGCCCTCGATGTGGAATATATTATGAGCTTCTTCACCCATCACGAAAGGTGCAAAAGGCATAATCTCATTCCTTTTTAATCTTTCATTCAACATTTCGTGGGTTCCAGGATCTGTAGCTCTAACCATAATAGAACGTGAACCTAATGCTCTAGGACCCCATTCAAATCTACCTTGGTATAAACCTAAAATTTTACCTTCATTTAATAATTCTGCTACAACTTTATAATCAAAATCAATTTTAGTTAAGTCATATTTAGCAGCTTCAGCTTCAATTTGATCTCCGTTATAACTAAATCCTAAAAATGCATTTTCTAGTTTATAGGGTTTCCAATCTCCAGCTTCTAATGAAGCCAAAATAGCAGCTCCCATAGCAATACTTTCATCACCCATACCCGGAGTAACAAAAATATTATCAAAACAACCCATTTCATTGATTATCTGGTTCATTTTTACATTAGCAAATAAGCCACCTGCAAAACAGATATTTCTATAATCTGGGTATCTTTCAGCTACATCTGCAAGGTATTGAACCATTGTTTCCTCTAAATGAGACTGCATAGCAAAAGCAACATCTGCTTTACCTTGTTCGGTTTCAAACCATCCTTCTCTTTCTAATTGGTCAAAAAACCACTCGTAAAGATAGTCGTGTGTAGTAGGAGAAAATGTTAAATGACCCTTATTATAAGTAACTAAAGAACGGAAACCATTCATTAGTCTTTCATTATAATTTCCGTGTCCTGCCATTCCCATAATTTTTCCCTCATCTTTGTTTCCAACGAAACCAAATTTAGGACAAGAATAGTACCAAATGGTAGCTAATGAATTAGAATTAGTATGCATATCTAAAGTATGTACTCGATGCATATCTAAACCATTACCAAGTTGAATTGTACCTAATTCGTGTTCACCATTACCACCATCCATAGATACAACTAAAGCTTTTTCAAAACCTGAGAGGTAGTAAGCAGCTGCTGCGTGGCAATCGTGGTGAGGGTAGTATAAAACTTTAGCGGTTGATTTTTTAATCTTTAGTAATTGATTAACAATATCTTTTTTATACTGCTCATTATATTCACGAACATTAAAACTATTGTAATATGAATGTACCAAGTTAAAATCTCCAATACCGATATAATCAGCATCTTCAAGTAAAACTCCAGTAGCATCTTCAATAGCATTTAATGATGTACCTGAAGTCCAACCCCAAATCCAAGGGGTTTTAGTTCGCATCATTTTGTCGTCTTCAATTGCATATATGATTTTCCCGTTTTCGATGTAAACCGAAGAATGGTTGTGAAAGGGAAAACCTACTCCATAAACTTTTGCCATAATATTATATAAAAAACATTGTTTTATAAGGGTTTAAATTAAAACCCCAACCTAAATCACTATAAAAACCTTCTAATTTACTTTGCAAAATAGATTCAAATGATTTGTTTCTATCTGCAAAAGTATTTAATAATTCTAAAATTTTATCAGGCATATCAAAATCTAAAAATGCCAGTGATTCTAATTTATACGGATTATCTTTAAGGTAAATCCACTTAACCTTATCACCCTGAACGATTCTAGAGTGTTGTTTGTCTAATTTCCAAAATGTCAATAGATCATTATATTTAATGGCTGCTTTTACGGGTGCTGGGGCTCCTTGTTTAATTGTGGAGAACATTTCTCCCTTTTTTGCTTTACTATCAATATACTTATCTAGTGTTTTTACTGAAGTAGGGTTACCTAAAATTGTGATATCTAATTCTTTTGAAAGGATATAAGCTTTAAACTCTAAAAGCAAATCATCAATTTCTTTTTGTTTAGCCCCTTTCAGTACTTTTTCTAGAATTGAATTAAAGAATTTACCAAATACAGGAGGGAAATTAGCTTTCATAAATTCTAACCCCTTAATATCTAATTCTTCTTTAGTTACACCCTCTTTTTTAGTAATCCACTGAGCATATCTACGAGTAGCTCTAAAATATGCTGAACGGATAACGGCTTCGGTTTTCATCTCGAATCTGTGTTCTTTAATATTGAACACATCTTCAGCCATCTGTTGATAATAACCCGTGATTAAGTCTTGATATTTGAGGGCAATTTTTTCCAATGCTTCATCTTTTTCCTCCTCAGACATAACATCAAAGTTAGGGTAGAAATGCCTAAGAAGAGGTTCAGCATTATAATAGTTAGAGTCTGTATCAACATAAGAACAAAAGTTGATATCGTCTTCTTTGCATATAAACCAAGGTGTACTTTCTAAATTTATCATAATTTAATCCACTTTTGCTCACTATTTAATCTAAAAGAACCAATACTTTCTTTATCCCATTCATCCGGTGAAATAAGGGATAAAAATATTTCTCCGTTATTTCTAGGGTATAAATGATAAATTTCACCTATTACAGGTTCAAAACTAAAATGTGCATTGTAAACTAAATCGTTCCATTTATATTCTTCAACTAATTTTTGATATTCTTGCTTTAATTCAAGAAATTTTGTTTCTAATTGTTTGTTAACTTTGTGAGCTCCTCGTTGTTTCCATAAATCAATGTTTTCTACTTCGATAACAGGAGCGCCTACATTACTTGCATAGGGTAGGAGAGCTGGGTTATCGGCTACATTGTCTGGTTTTTTCATTCTATAACTTGAATCTCACCTAAATTATTTGATGGAATATAATACTTAAATTCATACCCGTCAAGCCATTCAGTAACAATTTTTTGCATTTTTGGAGAGTTTCCTGTAATAATTTTAGTGTTTCTAAATTCAGGATCATCCCAAAAGAAAAATTCACTTAATTTATGTTCTACATCTTCGTGTTTAATCCCGTGTAGATCTAAAGTTCGTTGTGTTTTCATTCTTCGTCAGAATCAATTTCTGCTTCTATTTCGCCTTTTGAGTTATAAATTTTTTCAAAAGAAATAATATGCCACTTATTACCTCCCATTTTAAAAGTACCTCCTTGTTTCAGCATCTTTCTAAATAAATTCTCTTCTTTTTCAGACCAGTTTTTACCGGTTTCAATAATTTGATCTTTATCTAGTTTTTCTCCATTTAAGAATATAGATATGCCGTTTCGTATTGCTTGCTTTGTTATCATAGTGTAATTTCGTCTCTTATAACTCTATTCATATGCGTGTTAGCGAATAAAGCTGATTCTTGAATAATTCGTTGTCCTGAAAGGGTAATTGATTCACTAAGGATTACATTTCCGTATCTAAAGGAGCCCAAAGCCGTAGCACCATATAAGCTATTCAATAAGATTTTCATTGTGTGTTGCAAAAGGTTAAATTGAGCACCTTTTTCTTTATCACCACCTTTATAAGCTTCCTTCATCTTATTCTTATATATAACTCGTTCTTCAAACCATTTAGCAAGGATTGTTTTCAAAACTGAATCAACGTCCGTTCGATACATAACGCCGTTTGCAGAAATTGACAAATTCATATCGGAAATTAGATTTAATAATTCCCCTACTTTTATTTTTGTTCTCTTTCTTTGTGAATTTTCCAGAGTCACTTCCTTTTCAGGACTCATTGCTCTTAAATCATTCAAACCATAACGACAATTAAATATTTCTTTTCCTTCCACTACAACCTTCTCATTTGGTATAATTATTCGCCCTACTAAGGTTTCTTTACCAATGTTTAAAGACATTATAATAGATGGGTACAACGAAGTTAAGTCTTCGTCAAACATATACTTATATAAACCTGCTTGCGGGCAAAACAAATAACCTCCCGCATAATTCTGCTTAATAATTGGGTTTATATCGCGGCTAGGTGGTATTATACCTTGAGACAATAGGTAAGCACTAATTGCGCCGTCGTGGATCATACTATTTTTATAGACGTCACTATAATTGATCTTACCTTTGTGAGCTAGGTTTTTTGTTAACGAAATATATTGAAATTTTTCGTCCAACGCCTTTAAGATCTCAACGTCTCGAAAGTTATATTGAATAAATTTATGGATGTCATCCTCAAACAATCTGTCGAGGGATCCTTCGTATTCAATTTTTTCTAAACCAACGTATTTTTTACCTAACGCATCTAATTTATACGAGGGTTCATCCTTAAAGCTATATTTTTTGTGTAGCTTCATATAGTCTAAACTCTCGATACCGGCAATTAATAGGGGTTGGTCCTTATTCCACTCACTTTGGTCGTAAACAATGTTTACCGGAGAAATTAAATTAGCAATTTCTTTATCGTAAACGTTACAAATGCGGTAATAGAGGTAGGGTATGTCAAAATAGTCGCTGTTGTACCCAATTAGTATATCCGGATTAATTTCGCGCATTCTTATTAAAAAAGTTTGCAGCAACTCTTCTTCCGTTAATAAAGGTACAATTTCCTTATCTTTAGTTTTTGTATGTTTTAATTCACTCTTTTGATCTAAAATAAGAATAACCCATTGATCTACTTGTTTATCCCACCAAGCAATTGAGGTAACAGGTTTAGGAGCACTCTTAATATATTCTTCGGTAAGTGCACCTCCCATTTCAATCTCAATATCGAAAAATATTTCTCGGTGAGTTATAGAGGGTTCATCATTAGTTCCATATTTCTCTACTAAAAACCTTTGGTAAGGTTTCATATCGTGGAAATGGACTTTTTTATCGTCTTTATCCCACTTGTATGATTTTTTAAGAGATTCTTTTCTTAAACCTACAAATTCTTCATCCTGTTCATCACATTCAACGTAAGCAGGATAATGCCATTCAAAATTTGAATAACCATTATCGTCCCATAAATGTATTTTGTACTTGTTATTGCCTAATCTTGTAGCAAAACAGGATTTATAACTCATTTTTTCTTCGCGTATAACATTACAATATCCCAACCTTTATGGATATGTTCAAAATAAATATTAAACCCGTTGACACTAAATTTTTCTAGTATTTTCAAAAAATCCCATAATTTATTTAATCTATAATGTTCATTAAACCCTTGATTAAAATAAAATGTATGAAATTCAATAGCCCATTTATCTACTTTTTTCATATCTTCATTATTCATATGGATGAATAAATCCCATTCTGCCCCTTCAACATCAATTTTAGCAAAATCAATATTCTGGAGATTATGTTGGGTGAGGATTGTGGATAAATTGTGTTGGTTATGTTCTACAAATCCTAAAGTAGGGTGGAAATTTGGTTGGTCAATATTTTGAATTAAGCAATCAAAATGAGGTTTATCGCATTCATAGCTATAAACTCCTTTAGCCCCCATATCAAAGGCATATTGAGAAAAAATCCCAACATTACCTCCACAATCTAGAACTACGTCTCCAGGTTCAATTTTAATACCAAAACGATCATATTCATTTTCAGTATAAATTTCTTTTTGAAAACTAATAGTCAGTTCTTCTTGTCCAGGAGGGCAAACAAATGATTTCATTAATTAAAAAATTGTTTTAAATCAGGACGGAAATAATTAATGTTTTTCATTACTTTTCTGTCTCGACTACGATATACAATATACTTGTCACCAACCTGTTCGAAATGACAAGGTTCACCTTGTTCTTTGGAACGAATTTCAATAGTCTTTTCTGCCTCTTCTTGAGTTGAACAAGCTTTGGATAAATTCGACGCCTGTACTTCCATATAAGCGGGCCAAATTTTATCCTTAAGGCCGTGTAACATAGTACCATTCCCAAGGGAAACATAAGCAATGTCGCACAAAGCATCCAGAACTTCCACGATGTTTCCTTCTTCGCAAGCTTGTTTATACTCCTCAAGTTCTTCGAGAACAAAGTTATATACAAACTCCCATTCACCTCTATCTTCTGGAATTGTGGGGGCATAATTGTTAGGTTTATTCATTAATGCATTAAATTCTTCTACCTCACTAACAAATGGAACATAACGACTATCAAAAAGTTTTAAAATTTTATCAGCCGTGTATTCAGCCCATTCAATATCAGGGTAACGAGACATTTCATCTCGATCTCTAAAGGAGTGTAAAGTACCTAAACTATTTAAAAGGACAACTATTAATTCTTCTTTAAATTGAGACATTACCATTATTAATTTTAAGTGAATCAAAGAATTCTTTACGTGCTTGGTTTTCATTATCCATAAACACACCACTTGCTTTAGTAGTAACCATAGCAGCTCCTTGGTGTTTAACACCTCGGCAAGATACACAAGAGTGGGTTGCTACAACTGAAACAATTACACCCATATTGTCTTCACATACTTTATCTACTGCTTGGTGAATAGCTGCTGTAAGTTGTTCTTGAATAGCACCTCGACGACCAAAGTGTTCTACAATACGATTAAGCTTACTTAATCCAATAACTCGTCCATCTTTGCCTGCAACATAGCCGATATGTACAACCCCATTGATGGTTTGATGATGGTGAGAACACATAGAAGTAAGAGGTATGTTACGTTCAATAATAATCCCATCATAACCATCCGAGGGGAAAGAAGTGATTTCAGTAAACTTCTCATAACGTCCCTTCCAGAGATCGTAAACATACGCTTTAGCCACTCGACGAGGCGTTTCCATTGAGTTCGGATCATTTCTCCAATCGCATTTTAGGGCATCAAGAAACTTACCGAAATGTTCAGCTGCTTCTTCTACCATTTCTTGTTTTTGCACATCGCTAAGAGGAAAATCTCCTGCTACACCATTTGCAAACCCAGTTTGAACACATTCAATATTGTCGTATTTCTTACGACGCTTGTTTTCAATATTATCCATTATTTACAACTAATTTTATCGAATATAATAAAAAAATTTTACAAAGCAAAGATAGACTTAAGATTTCTTTGATAACCTCCGTTAGTATCTAAACCATAACCTACAAGCCATTCATCATCACACTCAAAAGCATAAAGAAAACTATATATAACGGGCCAATCTCTTTTATACAAAGTAGGATCCCACCCATTTTCTTTTCGTTTTACTAAGGTTACAAGATTAATTGATTTAGGTCCTTTAATATGAAAAAAATCGGCTATATACTTCATAGTATAACCTGTATCAAAAATATCGTCTACAATGTATACGTGTTTACCTTTTAATGAGGTTTCGACATCTTTAACAAATTGGATATCACCACGTACTTGATTATTATAAGATTTTACTCTTATAAATTCACATTCAACATCAATATCTATATTTCTAACTAAATCAGCAAAAAACATAAAAGCACCATTTAAAACTCCAACCATCACAATTGGTGTTTTATCTCCTCTATGCTCGTCACTGATTTTTTTAGCTAGAATTTTGGTTTTTATATCGATTTCTTTAGCTGAATATAATTCTGTCATATCAATTTGATAAGGGTGCTTTGATTGGTGAGTGATGTATATAGTTTTTCAACTCTAAGTCTACACTTCCCTTCAGTAAGTCTAATTCGCTTATCTCAACTACAGGTAGTGTCATTGGCTTTCTAGTGATTTGCTCTTTTGCTTGCTCAATATGATTCTTATACAAATGAACATCTCCTAGATTACCAATTAATTCATCTGGGATCATATTTACTTCCTTAGCAATCATTTCAAGCAATAGTCCGTATGAGGCAATATTGAATGGTAAACCTAAGAATGTATCTACTGAACGTTGATTCCACATTAGAGAGATTGCTCGTTTAGGTGTAGAGTCCTTAGCAATTTCTTCAACTATATAAAGATTTTCCAATTCAACATCAGTGTTCTTCATAACCCACTGAACCTTTTCTTCCCACGTCAACTCTCTTGTATAAACTTGGAAGCCATAATGACAAGGTGGAAGAACCATATTATCCATCTCACCTACATTCCAAGCATTAACCATCAATCGTCTTGAGTCTGGGTTTGTTTTAAGGTCGTTGATTAGGTTTGCGATTTGGTCGGTGTTAGAATTTAATCCTTCCCAACTTCTCCATTGATTACCATAGATTGGTCCTAACTCACCCCATTTACGAGCAAACTCATCTTCGGTTTTAATTTTATTAATGAACTCTTCTTGAGTTAATCTAGCAGGAGTTCCTGGAGGGGTGGGGGTACATATTACATAATGTTTATACGCATCACCATTCCAAATATGGCAACCATTATCAACCAAGTACTTGATGTTGGTATCTCCTTTTAGAAACCAAAGTAACTCAGTTACCATAGTTTTAAATGCCATCTTCTTTGTAGTAAGCAAAGGATAACCTTCAGACATTTTATGTCTGATTTGACGACCGAATACTGAAATTGTTCCAGTACCGGTTCTGTCTGTTTTCTCTACTCCGTTATCTAGGATGTCCTGGAGGAGTGCTTGGTATGTTTTATCTAGATTATTCATTTACAAATCTCATTGCGGAATAAGTTCCATCGTGATTATTTTTAAATGAAGCTAAAGTAATAAAATCTTGTTTTCCTTCAACAACATTATGAACTACAACAGATAAAATTCTACCAGTATCTCTATCAAGGATAATGTGGCCTTTATTGTCCTCTAGTTTTAAGATCATATTCATAACATTTTGGGCATACCAACACATAGTGTGGTATACCAAAATTATTTCTGTGTACTTTTTTTGCTTTTGTGTAAGTTATGACTGCTAGGCAAGTGTGGCAAGCTAATTTTTCAACTTTTTCACCCATTATTTGAGCATTTTTTCAGCACCAATAGGAGCAACTTCCCATAAATTAATAGCAATAGCATTTCTTACACCTGAGGTTACTTCTTGGACAGCGTGAAGTTTACCAGCATCAAAAATAATTAAACGATTAAATTGGGGTTTAATTAATTCATAGGGTAAATCAGTTGCATCACCTCCATAGGTGTCCCAAAGTTGTAAATACCCACCAGTTGAGTAATTGATTTGTGGGTCTGGATAAAAGACAGTACCAATTTTTGGTCTTACTAATTCTCCAGTTTGCTGCCACTGATCTTCATCTTTATCAAAATGGTGTTTTAAATGGTGTCTAAAACCAAAATTTTCTGAGACTTTACCATCACCTGGTTGGTAAGAACCAACCCAATGTTCAAAACCTTGGATTTCAAAACCATCAGATATTGGGCAATTATCTCTCCAAATGTAAGATATTAATTCTTGTCTTACAGACTGAATGGGTTCATTCCACCAACCACCCCACCAGTGGTATCCTTCATTCCAAAATTTAGCATCAAGAGAAATTTTAGTTAATAATCTCTGATCTTTAACAAAGTCGTCTATAATAATCATAATTCTTCTATCATTTCGTAATTAAATAATTTAAAATCTTTTTCATAGAAGTGATTAATATAATCCAGTTCTTCTTGAGTTAAAGTTTTAATTTCTTCTTGCCAAGGAATTCTTTCTTTGGTTTTATTAGATTTAGGAAGAGCTGTTCTTATTTTAAAAATAGAGGTTTTGTTATAATTTGTAGAAAATTTACTCCAGTCTTCTTCTAAATTTTCATACCTAAAAACATTCTCAATTAAAATTTTATTACCAAAACTAACAAACTTATATTGAGGGATAAATACTTCGTTAACGTTATGAACTCCTATAACTTCTTGATAAATTATTTCTTTTGTGGATTTATCAAAATTTTCAGAAGCATCTCTTTTTATCTGTTCGCAAGCTGAAAAAAATCTATCATAAGGATTTCTTACTACACAAAATGCAGTATAGGATTCCATTAAATCAGCATCATTATTTTGGAAATCTTGTAAAATAGTAAAATGATCGTGACTTTGATCGGTTCTATTATTTAAAATATCAAAAATTGAACTTGATGCATTTTTGGGAATGCCTGTACAAATTAACCTATATTTGTGAAAAACCATAAAAAATTAAACCTCTCTTTTAGTATCAAAGGCAATGATATGTTCACGACCAGTGAAATTATAATAATTTTGTGTACACCAATCGATTACCATAGGATAAACTCGAATTAGTTCCTCTCTGTTATCTCCAGGAGGCATAATCCAAATTTTGTCTTTAGGAACTTCTAGCTCATCCATAAATATGCGAATTTCTTCCCAAGTTTCTGGCATTTCAACTGGATTAACAACTACTTTCATATGATAGTCAGAGTGGTAAGCCATTGATTGTTTAATCGCTTCCTTGTTTAAACGAAAACGATTATGTGTCTTGATCATCTTATCATCTACAATACCCCCAAGAGGCGTAGTAGCACCAAGTACAGGGACGCTGTTGCTAAATTTAGGACTAAAAGAAATAAGCCCAATAGGATAATCTGTCTCCAAGAAGGCTGACCCTTCAGTTTCAATCGTAATGATGATTTGCCTTTCATTTGCAAAATGTGTTAATTCATTTACGAGCTTAGGATGCATAGTAGGAGAACCTCCTGTTAACATCATCTCCTTAATTTCAGGATGTTGATCGTAAATGTTAATAATATCCTGGAAAGTGTATTTACCTTTC